AAGAACCAGTAAGCTCCTATAGGTCTAATGCTAAATCTCAGGCTACTATGGTCATGCTTTACACCATGATCCGCCGGAAGCTAGAAGCTAATCAATATTATATTGTTTCTATTCATCCTCTAACAGTCAAAGCTTTTACTAGACGATTAATCTTTGGTGAAAAGAAACTGAAAGAAAAGAATGCAAATAAGATGGGACAGTTAACCAAGACAGGTATGGTACTAGCGTACAAAAAGGTATTTAAAAAAGAACCTAACTTTCGGACAATCAAAGGGAGGGAAACCCTAGCGGATTCTTATTGGATTGCCCGAGCCGGGAAGGATAAGTTAAATGCAGCTAAAGAAATTATCTAGAGAAGAAATTAAAGAAATCAAAGAAATTAAAATTAAGATTCGAATTATGGATGCAATGGATACTATGTTAACTCATTTAAACAGACGTATCGTAGCTAAAGCTAATCGTCAAATTCAAACCTCAAGAACTGATAAATCACCAACACTGAAAGAAAAACGATTAGCAAGAGCGTCAATTTGGGCAATTGCCTCAGAACTAATTAGAACAGAAAGGACTAATGTTAGATGCCAGAGATCGACATTAATGAATATCCTGAACAAGAACCAGAAGAATTAAGAATCGAGAAGTGGACTTTATTTGGGACTTTGTGGAATTGGGTTGGAGTAACAATCAATAAGACTAACGTATTAAAGGGATGGACCAAGAGGGAACGATCTGATGGAGAAATGATTGCTCTTATTCACTCAGAATTATCAGAGTGTTTAGAGGCAATGCGTCGGGGAAATCCTCCGAGTAAAAAGATTCCAGAATTTAGTTGGGCAGAAGAAGAACTGGCAGATACTGTCATTCGTATTATTGATCTATGTATTAAGAATGACTACGATCTGCCTAAGGCTATGTGTGCAAAGATGGAATATAATAAGACTAGACCATATATGCATGGGGGCAAAAAATTCTAATGTTTGAAATTAAATTTCCATTAGAGTCTATTATTGATTGGATGAATGAAATGTATGAAAAGAGTAAAAATAAAAATCAAATTCCGGAGAATGAGAGTAAGGAATAGTTATGAAAAGAAATACTGGGCATCCTTCAATTGGGATACGTTGTCCGTATTGTTATCAACCTGCTGGTAATCCTTGTATGCAAAAATTTAAAAAAGCAAAAGATAGATATTATGTTCGTACCCATATGGCAAGAATTAAAGAATATGAAAACTTAAAAATTATTAATAATACTCCAAGGAACTAAAATGATCGACGTTAATTTAGCTATCCAGTTTGCCGGCCGCAGCTTGCATCATCGAAGTAAACACGCAGCTATTGTATTCTATAATGGTGAGATTATTGGTATTGCCAATAACACAAAAAGATACCATGCAGAAGAACGAGCTTATGTTCAAGCTTATATTAATAAGAAATTTATTCCTAATCTTGAATCTATTTCTTCCTATCAATTTGGAAGAAATCTTATTTTAATTTCCATTGCTATTACAAAATCTGGCAGACTTAAGTTAGCTAAACCGTGTCCAGAGTGTCAGAAATATTTGACAGCAAGAGATATATTAAATAAAAATATTTACTATTCAACTAATGCTCAGACTATCGTGAGGATGAAATGAGTTTAGAAATTATTGGACGTAGATATAAAAAGATGGAAAACATTCTTAAGTATTTATCTACATATGAAAAGAATCCACCTGAAATTATTAAGGATGATTTTGCTTATGACAGACTTATGAATTTTATCCATGAACAATGTCGGATTGCTTTGGAGGATTAATGGATGATCTTCACATAGAAGCGTTAGTCCTAAATGATTTATGGAGATTTGCTAACACGACTAATATTAGAGGTCATCCTTACTATAGATGTATAGCCCAAGATATGAAAGCTTTTGTGAGAAGTTATAATGGAGGACAAATCAAGGACGAGGACCCCACAAATGTCCGATCTTCCGATGGTACTAAAAAGGAATAAATTAGTTGCTGAAAAGAAGATGCGATGGAAAAATTTAACTAAGATTATTGTGTGTGGTTCACGTAAATTTAAGGAGTCTGACCTTGCTGCCGCCTATATGGACAGATATATTCGGCGGAACTTTGAATCTACGGAAGATGTTGTATTACTCACGGGTGGTGCATTTGGTGTTGATGATGCCATTGAAAGATATTGTATACGTCGAGGCATTAAGAATTTTATTTTCAATGCTAGGTGGAATGAGCTTGCACCAAGTGAGGGAGTGAACCCCGCAGGGTTTATTCGTAATCAACACATGGTAGATTTAGGTCAGTTATGCTTTGCTTTTTGGGACGGTTTATCGGGCGGCACAATGGATACAGTACGAAAAGCAAAGCGTAAAGGTATTCCAACTAAAGTAATCAAGGTAGCTCGATTAAGAAAAATTCTAGGTATTAAAGCTCCAGCTACACTTAAGATACCTAACGGGACTTCACCCAAGTTAGTACGTAAAACTTTAAAGAAGAATTCTGTTCAGGAACTTATTGATGCTGTAGGTATTGATGAAATTAAGAAATGGAGAAATAAAAAATGAAACTACTATTAGTATATAAAAAATATAGAAAATTGTTTGCTATTGATGATGAAGGTAACTGTTATGAATCAAATATATCAGATATTAATATTTATCCCGATAAAATAATTTGGTTCAAAAAAGAAGAAACAATTTTTCGTGGAGCTAAATATGAAACGTCTTAAGTCTAAGAAGAATAAGGATAGAGAACTTAGACAGGATTTGAAAGAATCTATTGGTAGACTTAGAGCTAAACGGATTATGATGAAGTCAGAAGATCATATTGATAGAGAACTGGATAAACTAGGTAAGAAGGTACTTAAATCTAAAATTAAATCTCTTGATGAACTTGAGGCTTTACCTAAGAAGAAAAAGAAACGCAAGCCTAATCAACCTGTAGTGTTAATCAGAAATTTTATTCTCCGAGGATCTAAACGTGGGAATGTACATAAGCGGAGAAAGCGAAGAAAGAAATTTATCTTTGTCTTTGGAAGTAACCTTGCGGGTAGACATGGAAAAGGGTCAGCTAAAAAAGCTCGACTTAAATATGGTGCGGAATACGGAGTGGGTAAAGGCAGAACAGGTAATGCTTATGCAATTCCCACTAAGGATCATAACCTGCAAACCTTATCCCTCAGAAAAATATCCAAGTATATTAATAAATTCTTCCATTACGCCTACGAGCATCAAGAGCTTAGATTCCGAGTTGTTAAGATTGGTTGCGGACTTGCGGGGTATTCCGAGAAACAGGTTAAACCCTTATTCAAGTATTTCAGATATCTTCCAAATGTAAAACTACCTAAAGGATGGAAAGGATGAGACACGATTTTGAAATTAAAGATTTAGAACCTAGACGACCTCAAGATTATGATATTTATGTATGTCAAACTATAATTCGATGTAAGAAAAATAAATGCAGAAAGGCTTTTGTTCTTAAAACTGAAATTCCAGTTTCAGCTATGCGAAAGTTAACTGGAGAGATAAGATGGTTTACGGAACATATTAATGATTTTCTTTTGGAAATTACTAAATTTAATCATATGAGAGCTGAACAATTTAAAAGTTTTCATGAAGGTCCTGTAGATTTAGAATCGTTATCACAACCAATGGAGGATTGTAATGGCGTTTCTAGTAAAGGTTGATTTTGTCCCAACAACAAATGACGAACTTATTGAAAATTTAAATAAAGAATATACTTGTGATAATTTTGGTTTTGATTCTATGGGACAGCAATATATTCTAACTATGCCTAGGACCGAAGCTGGAGAAAAAAGAAAGATTTTCTTATCTGCTTGTAACATCCGAGAAATTGATGTCATTGAATTAAAGGTACCTGATACTGAGGATGACTAATGTGGAAAAAATTCATTTCGTTCTGTACCGCATCCGTGGATCGGATAAGTGGAACGAGAGAACAAGACGATTAGTTATGAAACAATGGCCTAATACTAAAGTTAAAGAATGGATTGCAGTAACTACGAAGAAACCTATTCGTATTCCTATTCTTATCTACACTCCAGATAAAAATGGAATGATGGAAAAGGTTAAAGAGAAGATGCGGCCAATTACTAAGCTCAAGCCGGGCATGAGACATATGACTCATGTTACTAAATTACGTGCTAAGAAAATGGCACGTAGTATGATTAAACGAGCTTGGGGTCCATCTATGAAAAAGATTTATGGAAGTAAAGATGTAGGATTAGCTACTCTTTATCAGGATTATTACAGTGATGGTAGGAATGCACGTATTATTAAATGGAACGGTAACGTCCAGAAAGGGAATTGAAAATGTTTGGATGGTTTAAGTCTCCTACGGAAAGATTAGTAGAACGTATTGCAGAAAAAATTAATCTTGATGCAGAATTAAGATTAAAAAATAATATCAATCTTATTGATGAAATTACTTCTCTTAAAGAACAAATTGAAACTCTCCGTATTGAAAAAGGACGTAAAGAAGAAGAATTTGCTAGAAGAGAACGAGAAGTTTCACATAAGTTAGGATTAGAAAGAGTGCGTCAGGAACAAGATGCAGCTAATCATAAGAGAGAAATTGAACTAGAAATCAAGTCTGGTAACTTAAAAGCTAGTGAAGAGAGATTTAAGGATCAAATGGAGTTTCAACGTAAACAGTTAGAAAATCAGATTTCTAACTTACAAGGATTAGTCCAAAAGGTATTTGAGAAGATTCCCGAGGTTCGACATGAAACTAAAGTTATTCAACGCATTGGCGACGGAAACACCAATGACAATAAATCAGATGATGGAGAAGGTGCGTGAGTTAATAAACCAAGAAGAGGACCAACTAGAAATGGCAAGACGATTATTTAAAGGAAAAGAATATGATACGGGTAATATCCCGGGAGTTAAACTAGCTCAAATTGGTAGAGAAGCTTTAGATATGGAAATTGATAAAGAGATTGATAAAGCAATTAAACGTAGAATGCAAGAAAGTGGAGTATTATACGATAGTGATAGTAATAAGGGAGCAGTAATCTCAGGAACAAAATTTAGAAGAAGTGAATTCTATGGTGATCTAACCGATATGTCATGGTTAGATGAACGTATTAGAGAAATTTGTGATCGAGGGAGAATTTAATATGAGAATTCTTTGGGAAGGAAAGTTAGATAAAGATAAATATAGAGTTACAACGGAATCTATGTCTAAGGATGACATGAATTTATATTATTATATAGAACTCTCCGATCCTTTCAATAACAAATTTTGGGAATGTGTAACGTCTTTAAATCAAATTAATAGATTAACTAGTCATATCTTCCGTAATTATATTACGAATCCAACTGCAAGCTCCTAGGAGCCGCGACAACGAAAAAGGGGCGTGCCTAGCCGTCATGGCCAAGCCGCCCCTAGTTTCGTCCTCTCCGCGCATCCCTGCGCGTCCTAGCTACCCTCTAGCTAGCCTACTCCGGTCTATCCATCCTGACCGTGAAAACATGACCTTTCCACGTAAAACTGTATTGAATACTATCTCCATCAATAAGTTTATCTAGCTCTCTAATAATTTTATAGGCAAAACTTAAGATTTTAATAAAATTCATTTTTATCTCCTAAGTATTCTGCTCAATAGCTTCCTGTAACTTCTGACGATTTGCATTAATTTCTTCTAAAATTCTTACTCGATCTGTTTCATTAATCGTTCCCGTATTCTGAATATAAGCAATTACTGAGTTAATTACCGTAGTCTCAGCTGCAATAGCATCGAGAATTGCCTGTCCAATATCCATGTTATGGCTCCATGATATCTAGGTTAGTTGTAATAATTGCTAATTGTGCTTCAATTACCGTACATTCCGCTGGAATAGAATCTAATGTAACAACTGCCGGGTCCCAATCAACCCACATTCCAATTTCTTGAATCCAAGGATTAATTAATTTAGCTTGATCTGGAGTATAGACTCCTTGATCTACTCCACGATTTAGTGCTGCTACTAAATTAGTTAATGCTGTTCTAATATTACCACAGTTAGCATTAGTAACTACTCTAGCGGATTCAATTTCAGCCTGCGCTGCAATAATAGCATCTTTTTCTGCACTCATTTAATCTCTACCTCCAATCGTAATACATTCTTTGATACCAAAGGTAGCGAGTAATGAGCCAGTAGAATCAGTAGTGCAAAAAGTAGTTCCACCCTTAACAGACGTTCCTGAAATTAATTCTTTTTCAAATACCATATGTAATGGATTTGCATTTGGATCAGGAGCAGAACTACCTACAGGAGTCATAGTTTTTGCAATAGCATCAGTAAATGTAAATACAATTTTACCATCAATAGAAAATACAATCTTTTCATTTGGAAAATAATCAATCTCTAAATGGAATGGTCTTAAATGCTGCCAAGACTTAATTCCTGGAATTGATGAACCCAATACTGCTTTGTATAATCTTTTATTCACGCTACCAAATTTATTACAAAATAAAGCTTCCCATACTGGAGTTGCCGTAGGAAAACAATTTAATCGAAGCATAGCATAATTTTGAGTTTGAGTAAATTCTCCAGCTGAGATAGCTACAGCCTCGCCTAAACTAATCCCACAAAAAGCTCCGACTGCTCCAGAAGTATTTGTTCTTGTAAACATAAAAGATCTAACTAGATTTCTAAGTCCCCACATATGATTGGAACTACCATTAGTAAAAGCTGCAAAAATATCTTGAGCAAAATATTCAGAATCTGAGGTAAATCCGGGAGTTCCAGCATTTGAAAGAGCACCGTGTGTATATAATGGAGGCTGAATTTGTGTACCTCCATTATCTGGAGAAGCACTAATATAAGAACTACCTCCAAGATCTAAAATATTATTTCCACTAGGTTCAGTATATCTACGAACAAAAGATCGTTTAAGATCAAGAATTACTTCCTTTGCTCCCATTTAGAATTCTCCTGCTTTATCAATAATTCTTTGGTTTAGTTTAGATGCTTCCTTGGCATTAGGATGTTTACTTAACTGATTACCATATTGAGCTTTAATAAGTTCACCAATTTCATCTTCGATTTGTTTAGTATGTTGAACAGCGCCTTGGGCTGGATCAAAGGTGTAACCACGACCTAAGAAAAATTGTTGAATTTTAGTAAATAGTTCTGTATCTTCATCAGTCATTTTATCAATTTCATTTAGTAATCTAATGTTCTTAAGTACGTGTGCTACTCTAGCTGGCATATGTTTTCCAAGGAAAGTCTTACCATAATGATTCTCAATTTCTTTCTTAAAGAAGAAATCATAATTAGCAATCTGCTGAATAATTTCCTTGGGAATAGGTGCCATCATTTGTGCTGCAATTTCATGAATATGACCAAGCTTGTAGATATCAGCCGCAGGCAACCAGTTATTTAATAACCAGTATTCATACTGATTATTTTTCTTATTAAATCTAACTCGCATAGGCATTGAATCTTTAGCCCACTGAGCTAGATGGTTTTCATCCGGTGGAGCTGGAATATTCTTTTCTACTTCATTTTTTAATTTCCAAGGAAGAGTAAATTTAGCTGGATAATGAACCAAAGACTGTAATTGAAGAGGAATATTCTTACGAGTCCAAGTATAGAAGAAGAAGCCACGGTTAAATACGTTCTTCTCAATATCAGTTAGATCACCGTAATCAAAAAGAAACTTTTTAACTGACATAGCTGCTTCTTCTGCGGTATCTCCCTTTCTAAGTCTATCAATAAAGTGTGCCATACGCGCGTTATCCTCAACGCGCTTACCAAATTCTCTTCCGTAGTGAAGTAATTTATTTCTACGTGATAGAGTTAACCACTTTGGTTTCTCTAGAATTTGGTAAATTGTTCGGTCAATATCCCTGCCGAACTGACCTTCCCCGATTACTCCTAAATCCTTCGCTGCTCGTAGTAAATTCTGAGAATTCCAATCTTTTCCATATACATCCTTAAAGGCTACTTTTTTACCTAGACGGACAAATTCAGCTTGTCTATATACATCTGCATTAGTTACTCCAGCTAACCAGTTATTCCATAAGTTACCTACAAAGTTTTTAATGTGATATGCAGGAAATGGATATAGAGTCCATGCCTTCATTAAACTATGTGCTCTATCGTAGAGTCCTAAGAATCCCTTTAGAGCTTCGGGATTACTATGGAAATCTTTATATCTAGTTAATACGTTACCAACTTCTGGAGGCACTGAATATCCATTTAATTCTTTAATTGCTTGATCTACTTTAACCCATCCTGGAGGTGAATTAGCTGAGGGAACTGCAATTCCTCTCAGTTTAATCTCATTCATAAATTCTGTAGAGGTTCTAGCTACTTCACCACGGATTCCACGAATTGTAGTGTGATAAATTGGATCGGTATGGAAAATTTCTTTTCCTGGAATAGCTTTACCAAATAAAGATTCTTTAAGTGCATCTGGAATAGTATTCACTTCTTCAATACTAAGTGTATGGACAGCATTCTTAAATTGATCGTCAGTAATTACACCATCTTCTCTAAGTTTTTTAAGAACTCCTACTCCATTTTTCTTAGCTGCATTAGCATCTTTCTTAGAAATTAATCCTACTTTTTTCCAACCATCAATAACCTCAGGTCGTACCTTGTTAAATTGACGTTCCATAGCATTATCGAGTTCTGTATCAAATTGCTGTTGAGACATCTTTTTAACACCCGGTCTACCATCAGCAATCCATTTTTCTCGTAATGCTTGTTTATATTCGGGAGTCATAATGTGAGGCAAATAGTTTCTATTTGACAACATTTCAGTTACATCAACTCCCGTAATTTGTTCACGCATTAATTGTTCTGCGTTAGCTTGAGCAATGTCATTGCTAAATGCTGCAATTTTAGGATCAACAGGAACAGGTGCATAATGACCATGTAACTCGTTAAGCAAACCATTATACGTAGCCATTCCCTTTGACGCTTCATCAACTGCAATTTGATCTCCTGCTTTTTGTGCTTTAACTAAAGCAACTTTATAATCTAACATTCTATCTGTATAGTGTTCATCTAGAGCATCTTTAATTTCTTTAGTATATGCTTTTTTACCGAGAGGATTAATACGTTCTCCATAATTAGTTACTGCTTTATTTAGTTCATCCCTAGTAATTCCAAGCTCTCTAGTTAATTCTTCTGCTCGTTTTTGTAATACAGGAACTTCCTCATAAACATCACCCATACGAGCATGAGCATAATCTTTAAACTTAGATGCTAGTAAATCAAACTGAGGATTACCTGTCTTAGTACTAAAAATAGTACGGATAACATCCAAGGATTTTTTAACTGGTGGTAACTGTTTAGCTGCATTGAACGGAGTAATTGCTTTACTAGCTACGTTACCAGTAAATCCAGCTTCTAGATCAGTAAAAGGAACTTTAATAGAAGCTAGAGATTTGGTGCCTTTAGCAATTTGTCCTTCAAGACCTACACCCATACCACCTTTAACAAACTGTTTCTTAAAGTCATTGATTACTTTAGCTGAGGGTTTAGCAGCACCCATATGCTCAGCAATATCTTTAGCTAACTTAGAACCTAATTTAATAGGTTGCTTAGCTGCGTTAGCTTCTTCTACTAATTTAACCATTCTACCTAGTTTAGTAGCATTACCAAATTGAGCAAAGGTAAGAGGATCACCAATAATATCCGCAGCCATACGGTTAATAGTTTTACCGACAGCTGCGCTTGAATTATCTCCTTCTTTTGCACCAAAAGCTTCTGGAGAAATAGCTGTCATAACATCTGACATTAAATTCTGACCTTTATTTTCAGTAATCTTTTTAAATTCAGCTCTTTGCGTTTCATTAAAACCTAGAGGCTTACCTAGTTTTTCTAAAACGTCAGCAACAATTTTGGCGGCTGGATCAGCTACAGCGGCACTAGCTTTCTGAGCTAATTCCATCGGCTTAGATTTAATAATAGTGCCGGCAATATCACCGGCACCCTGTAGCACTCTACCACCTAATTCAGTAACATTATCTTTTAGAGTCTTATCGGCATAACCACCATATTGTTCTGGATAATTCTTAATTACTAAATTACCTAATTCTTCATCATCATATCCAGCGTAATTAGGATCAGAAGCTTTAATTAACTTACCTAATTCTCTAGCGGACATGGATTACTTCTTTCGCTTAGGTTTAGGCGGTACTAGTTTAGGATCAAATTGAAATCTAGGAGTAGCAGTAGAATCTGCTCCAGTAGAATCATCTTCGGCAGCAACATTAAACATATCCATAAGAGCTTTCTTATTATTTTGAATAAACAAGAGTCTTGCTGCTGCTTGATTCTGAAATTGTTCAGGAGTTAACTGAGCTAAATCTGGAGAGGTAAGTAAAATTTTAAAAATACCTTCCATTGGGTCACGTCCAGAACTATTACCAACTAATCCATTTTCATATCTACTGTAAGTTTGATCTGCTGCATATCGACTAGCTCCAGCATGAATATTAGCAACGTCTCTACTTGCGCCAGCACCAATTCGAGCTGCTTCAATTGCTCTTTGATTATCTCCATAATTCTGCATAAACGGAAGAGATTTAAATAAAGCTCGATTATTAGTGATGGGTACATCCGGACCATCAAAACTACTGAGATTTAGAGGACGATTCAAAAGCATTTCATCAAAATTACGTTCACCTCTAAGTCCAGCAGTTTGTTCTCTTTTATAATCAGTATCAACAACTTCACCTTGAGTTTGAGCACTTAATAATTCTAGCTTGGCCTTTTGTTCTGCGGCTTCCAGCAAGGCCCGTCTACGGCCTTCCCTAGCTTGCCGCTCTAAGGACTGTGACGCCCTGTAACCACGCGCTGCACCGCTTCCTAATGCGGCCAGAATGTTCACTAGCGGTGGCATCCTAGTACCCCTCCAAGAGCTTCGCTAGGCGCTCACTTAATCCAAAATTTAAAGAAGGACCAAGTAAATGTTCACCTAATCCACCTAGAGATTCTAGTAATTGTGCTTCCATATCATTACTCGATTGTTCTCTCATTAATGACCTACGCATTTTAAAATCTTCTAATCTATTAAATCTATCTAACTGATAATTAAATTGTTTATCAAGAGAATCTGCTGAAATATCATCGAGTAAATTTAATCCTCTTTTCTTTTGTCGATCAAATACTCCAAATTGAGCACTAGTTCCCATAAGTCCAGAACGATAAAGTTCATTCATAGTATCTGAATGATCCTCTTGAATATCTCTCAATGCTCTAGTTCTACGAAAAGCCAAACGAGGATCGTATTCGTCTGGATTAAATTTAAAATCTTCCATCCCAAATGAGGATGGAGAACCAAATAATGATCTCATTTCTCCTCCCCTACGGTAAATTACCTAGAAATTCAATACGTAACTTAGCTGTATATTCTGGACTGCCAGTCTTAGCTACCGTATGTGCAGCAGTAATAGCATTACTAGCAGCTGAATATACAATTACTTCTCCATAAGAAGATTTATTAAGAGTTGCTAAATCATGTGTCTGAGATAATGCAGGTGCAGCAGCAGCTATGGGATTTAAAGGAATATCTACAGTCTGTGCAGAACCATCATTAAAAGTGACAGTACATTTAACTGTATCTCCAGCTGCTCCTGCTGTAGTAGTTTTAAAATATACACTTACTCTATATAATCCTACTGAATTAGCAGATGATGTAAGTAAAGTAATAGCACCTGTACTAACCGTTTGTGCAGATAAATTAGAAGAACCTAATTTACCAGCAGAAGATGCTTGATTACCAAAAATAACTACGTCACCTTCATAATCAGGAAAAGTATAAGTTCTAGCTAATGTATTTCTTAGTGCAATAGCATTACTTCCTACTGCCGTACTGAGAATAAATCTAAGAATTTTACTAGCAGTAGTAGTGTCTTGAAATCTAACTCCTGATCCAATAGTAGTAGCTCTAAGAATCATATCTACTGCACCAATCTTACCGCCACCTAGAATTTGTCCTGTACCTAAACTAGTAATAATTTCACCACCAGCTAAAGGAAGAATTAAGCTGTTAGTTGCTGTAATAGGACCACTAGTAGTAAAGTATAAACTAAATCCTGTAGTACTATCAACAAAGAATAAAGGGAATCCATTTACATCAGGAAATAAACTTTTGGCTTCAATAATACCACCAAGGTCTGTATCAAGAGCCCAAGTAGCTCCTGTTAACGTCATTCCAGCATTATCATAAACTAAGTGACTAATTCCAGATAAATCGGATAGTGCAATAGTTTGCCAAGAAGGATCAGTACCATCTGATTTTAAATATTTCCCAGAACTACCAATAGGTAATCTAATTTGGGAGCTTGCATCACGAGTAAGTAAATCACCACGAGTAGTTAGTGTAGTTAATGGACCAGTTAGACTAACTGCCGTAAATTTTCCATCTTTATCAATCTTAGCTGCTACTGTTGCAGAACCACCAGTAAATTCAAACCACTGTTGTAAATCTCCAGTAGCAGATTGTCTACCTCTAACAGTTAATACAGGTTCTGTTGTAGAACCTCCAGCTTGAAGAATATCAAAGAATCCAGTATTTGTATAAGTAAATGGTGGTGCTGAGTTAGTAAACAAGAATCTAGTAAAACAATAATCTGCCTGACTAAGACCATCACCAAATACTATCATTACTCCAGAATGAAAATTTGGAATGAAACTAAATCCTCGATGTGATGCAAGAAGTCTAATATCTAATCCAGTAGAGTAATTAGTTCCATTCCAACCACGCCAATTTAATACACCTCTACCTAAAATTTGTGTAAACTCTAAATAACCTGATCTATTAACAAATAGACTACCTTGATTAAAAACCTGATCTGCCCCAAGAATTAAATATGGAGTAAGTCCTCCAGTTACTGGACCTAAAGTAAGTGCAGATTTTAGATTTGTTAGAGGACTAGTAACGTCTACTCCAATTTGTGCAATTTTAGTTCCAGCAGAATCGAGATAGTGTAACTGAGTATGTGCAGCTGTATTTAGGAATCCAGATTTTACAACAAAGAAAGGATTATTAGGTAAAGTAGTATTTAATGACTGAATAGTAAAAGAATTCTCACTTAATATTTGTCCACCAGTTCTACTGGCTAAAAATAAATATTGTGTATGGTCATCATATGCTGTTAAATCAGTAAGACTATGGTGACTACTAATAAGTAACCCAGGTGGAATTACTGGAACACTTCCGGGAGTAGCTGCACCTACCGAATTAAGGGCTGCCTCAATATCAAAGAAATTTTTATTTAATACTTCTAGTTCTCCCGGAGTTAGAACTCTGGAAGTATCTAATTTTCTTAGTTTGGCAGTTCCCATAATTATACATCCAAGAAGATAGCCTTAACGGCATCCCCGGCTTGTTTAGTGTAAGTACCAGTTCCATTAGGTGCGGATAATGTAATCCACCAACTGTTTGTAGTTAGATTATAGAAATGATCTAATGCCAGATATTTAAGACCACTAACGTTTTCATTAGTCATTTCAATATAAACTAACATAGGAACTTTAGCTGTAGTAAATCCTGTATTAGCTGCCGCAAATGAACCTGCACCAATAGAAGCTGGAATAACAAATCCAGTATATAGAGTTACTTTCATCTTACCTTGAGTAAGAATATTATTTGCAATCTTGGCAATAGTATCAATAGCTCCATCATTAATTTTTGCTGCTGGTACTCCGTTAGGCGCACTGGCTAATTTAGAACCTTGAATACCCGCGGATGCTGAGATATTAGCATCTGTAATATTTCCATTATAATCATTAAGTAACGATAAATATTCTGAGTTTAATTCTGTTGCGGTTAATCTTGCTCCAGCAATCCAAGCATCACCACCACCACCACCTACAGGTTTAATTGGTCTTGTGACTACCGCCATTTTAGTTTCCTTACATTAAGGGTAGTCCACGAGCTTTAATTTTTAGATTACTAAGTTTAATGCTCGTTGCAGTCTTACCATCTGAAATTTCAAACATAGGGGCTTTAGACCTAGCGGTTCTTGCAAGTGGTCCCTCTAGCGTTTTACTCTTTGCTCCACTAAGAACAATACTATCTAATAGACAAGCAGCATCATCTAGAAAATAAGAATTACCGAATACTGGAGTATTTAAATTAACAGAAGTTCTAACACCATCTTCGTCAATATGTGTAAACGTAAATGTAGCATCTTCTGAAAATTCTGAATAAATAAAAGCTCTTGTTGTTACTACATCACCCAAATCTGATAATGTTGGACGGCCAGTTTGTCCCAAACTAATAAATTTGTTTCCTCTATCTGTTTCAGTAAATTCAGTACGTCCATATAAGTAACTTCCTGCGGCTGCTCTAGCTTCTCCCCAATATAATTCACCTTTATCTAATACGGAATCCCAAACTGAATAATAGGATGGCGTGAGATAATCTTCATTTTCATGTGGACCTTCCCATTTACCATTAATAACATCATACTCTAATGTTTTCCAATTATATCCTTTGCTGCCACGATAGTCATAACTAATAATATATCTATAATCATGGTAACAAGCTACAATTCTTCCCATTGCAGCTTCGGTCATGCCTTTAAATTCAGATGAAATTTTACGTCCAATTTCGTCTAAGTTCGTTCCATCAAATTTATAGATTTCCCCTCGTTGAGAAAGGAAAATAAGTCCAATTGGAGTGGATACAATACTGAACGGTGAGGTTGATCCAATACCTCCACCACGTTTGTCTTTAGGTGAGATATTAGTAACTGGATATCCGTAGGCTCGTGATAGCCACGCGGAGTTTCTTTTGAAGAATACAATCCCACCCGGAACAAGTCCACCTCCAGTTAGAATATCGTTATCATTATTTGCTACAGTAAAAAATCCATCTACTCCATTATTTAAAATACGATCTGGAAATCCAGCATCAGAAACTCTAACTAGTGAAGCGTCTGTTCCCGCCATACCAAACCAATAAGCTCTTTCGTCATGTCCCATAATGACAAATCGAGCTGTAGCTGGAGGAACAATAGTAGGAATAAATTCTGCTCCTAATGCAGTATCTGCAATAATATCTGCATAAGTATTAACACCCGCAGCAATTTCAGCGAGAAAGAAAAAGGTAGAACCACCAGCTTTAGTTCGATAAATTTTTCTAGTAGTTTCCTCATACTTAGCTGCGGTAGTTAAAATATTAGAAAGATTTACTCGGTTATTAGAACCAGATAAAGTAATAGTTGCTTCTGCTCCCTTAGGCCCTTCTCCCATATCTCCAGCAACACTAGTTACAAAATATTTATAAGTTCCTAAAAGATTTAAAGAACCTCCAGTAGTTTGAGCAAGAGTAGGTGCAGCCATAATAAATCCACCAGCATAAATATCATCTGTTCCATTATATCTCTGTGCTGCTACACCATCGGTAATATATAATCTTTGTTTATATGTCATCCAATCACAAAGATTACTATTACTCATTGATGCAGCAGCACCATTAATACTAATATCTGTCCATGCTCCAGTAATATCATTTCCAAATCGTAACTTACCACCGGCAGCAGCAATAGTTTTTCTAGTTCCATCTGATTTATAATAACGTAATGCAAGGTTAACTAAATTATCTCCATTAATTTTACTTCCTGGAGACGGGCCGTAATAACTATATCCAGGACGTTTAATTAATTGTCCTCGATCTCCAATTCTAATATTACGACATAGGGATAATTCTTTTTTACTGAGATTAATAGGAGGGTCAGTTAAATTAACTCCCTCGGTAAAGGGACCTAAATCAATTACTTGAGCATCACTCATTTAGGAACCTCGTGGAAAATTACCGGGAAGTTTAGGTTGTGCTGGTCTACCCATACGTTGAACAGATTGTCCCATAATTACCGGGGCATCTGGACGCCGATATCGAGTTAGTCCTAGTTTTTTAATTAATGCAATAGCTTCGGCTTTAGCATCAGTTTTTTGTTGTGAATCACCTTCATATTGCCAAGCGGATACTTCTGCTTCTTTACAAAGATATTGATGGAATTCTTTTGGCAAATCAGTTTCTTCATTTGCTAAATCAATATTTGCTAGTTCAACAGGACGAGCCTGATAAGAATAAGTTACTGTATAAATACCATCAGGAACTAAATATAAACCTAGAAGATTTGGACCACTGATATAATAGTGATCAACTTGCCCCTTTAATGTTCGATAATCTGGAGAAATCTCAGAAAGAGTTTGTTCGTCTTTAGGATATAATTTTCTCTGTTGCGATGGAATCTGAATACTTTTCATCCACTGATAATCATTTGCTAATGGAATATCTGGATTACCCGATACAGTATCTTCTGATCCATATTTCTGTAGATGTTCAAAAATAAACTTCATGCCACAATCAATGATTGCATTATTAATCCAGCGAACAATTTTATCATCAATAGTAGCATTTCGAATATTGTCTGCTACTTGGTCGACCATTTCCCGACCGTTCATTTTTTACTCCATTGAAACTACTGTAATCTTATCTGGAGATACCCATTCTTTACTTCCCTGAGCATTTTTAACTCGATACTGTGGTTCACCTTTTCTATTTGTCCGAAAAGCAATTACTTTAGTCTGATGCTTATTGTATTTTACGACAGTACCATTTTTAATCTCTCCTTCTTCTTTTTCTTTCGTTTCGATTTTAACATTCGTTTTATCCTTAGCCACTTTATTCTTCGTGTTTTCTTTCTCATGATATTCTTTCCCCTTTTTCATCGAGTCAAGGAAAGAATCACGATGTTCATCTTGTAATTTCTTTAGTACTTTACCCGGACAATTAGGAGGAACCATAAAATTATCGATGGTCATCTGTCCAGATTCAATAAGTTGTAATTTTTTAACTCCTGGAATATTATTAATATCAACAACTTCTCCAGACTTCAAACGATGTTCCTGTGCTCCCGCTGACTGACTTAGAATAAACTTAGTATCACTCATTTCTTCCCCCAATTTAGATTCCATGTTACTTCTAACCACCAAAACCATACTTTAATCTTTTCTAATAAATTTAATGGAGCTCCACCACTGATTTTGTTACTACCACAAGAGCATCTTCCATCCTGGCTTTTTTCAATGTCGCTCCATCGACGTAATTTACGACAAAGTAAACAACGATATAAATCAATGGTGGAGTCCATTTTATCCTCTAGTTAATTACATGCACTTAATTAGAATACCAGCTCGGTTAGCAACGCCAAGTTTTAGACATACTCCAAGTAATGCACCTTCTACAGTACCAGCAACCGCAGCAGCTGCGGCATCACTGTTAACTACAGCATTAACAGCAAGAGCAGCAACTGTAGTTTTTACATTAGGATGAAATCCAAAATTCTGGACTCGTCCTAGTTGACCAAATTTAATTGCTCCAGAAACAACTCCAGCTACTGTTACCTGAGACGTAGCAGTGGATTTAAGAACATCTAATCCCCATACTCGACCAGCAGTAGTAGTTACATCATAAACAACTACTTCACCATCTGCCATATCTGTAGAGGCTTCCGAATTACGACAAACGATGTAATTTACTTCTGGATCATTCTTTTTGATTCGAGCAGTCTGCATTATTTTTTCTCCTTACGAGCTAAAGTCAATTCGACCCTGCAAAGAGCAGTTCGAGCAGACTAGGTTAGCCATTAGGAGAATCTTCGCAACCATAGCATCCTGATTTTCTGGAGTTACGAAATCAGTGGTACGAAGATCAGTTTCAGTATCTACAACAAACTCAAGATACTTAGAGTTAAGGAAGAAAGCTGAACCAAAACCGCCAGCGCCTACAGGACACATTTCATCGAATGAAGCTAGACAACCCTTAAATTTTAGAAGTTCAAATCCACCATTAGCAACTCGACTATCTACGAATCGCTGATTGGCGACAAGTTTACCCTCAAGTGCTTCAAATAGAGTACGAGTCATAATAAGAATATCAGGATGCTCATTACCACGAGAGCACTTGTTATACATACTACGTAATTCTGTATCAATTGCGCTGGTAGCTTTACCACCAGCCCACTGATTACGCCACCAAGCATTATCTGCATCGGCGCGGTTAATTCCACCATAAGAACCCCAAAGAGTTCCATCTTCAACAATTAGATCAAGGCCAAAAAGATCTTTAGAACTATTACCAAGTCCATCACTAAATAACTGCGTATTCATAGCATAAGACATAGAAATTTCAGCTTGTTTAATCTTAGCAGCAAGCAGGTTAATAATCTGTTGCTCACCACTATTCTGTCGCTTCTCTAGTCCACTAATTGAAACAGTACCAGCTAATTGCCGCCAAGGAATCTTAATCGAGGTAATTCCTTCTTGTGGAGTAGTATCTAATACTTCATATCCACTGAAAGAACGTACCGTCTGATTAAGTCCATAGAGCAGCTGAACAATAATAGATTCACCACCATTTTCCAGACGCTTACGACCCTGTGTAGTTAGCCAATAAAGCAAGAAGAAACTTAGGCTAACGTTATCAGCCATTTCAGACCGATAATTTCCTAGAGTGGTCGAAAGCAGTGCATCATAACTAGGATTACCTGCCATTTAATTATCTTCCTTTAAGTCTATTACCAGCTCGTGCAAGCATGTTCTTAGCTAACAGATATGCGCCTTGAACACCTTTCTTCTGATTATTCTTTCGATCAATTGGCGCATCACCCGCAGCAGAACGGTTAGGTTTCATTACATTACGCGGTCTCTTTTTGTTTGGCTTTTCAGACTCATCCTCGTCATTGTCCGAATCATCTTCAACTTCTTCGTCCAAATCTCCGAGTTCAGTCTTAGCCAATACATATAACCGCTCGTAAGACATCTTGGGATATTCTTCATGAAGCTCATTCATCTTATCTAAATATAGCTTATAATCTGGATGAGCTTTCTTGAAGACTTCCGCTTGTGCCTTATCTTTTTCCAAATAATCTAATTCATCTCTACGGTTAAACTTACTTTCAATATTGTCCAACCGTGAGTTTAACTTCTTAGCCCAATTGGGAGTATCATCAGAATCATCATCGTCAGAATCATTATTAGCATTCTGTCGAGTCTGCTTCTTTTTACCTTCCCCTTGGTAATTTTCTTGGTACCATTCAACAAATGCTGGATTTGCGGCTAAGCGATCAAATGCACGTGATTTAGTAATAGATTGAGTTGCCTCAGTCATCCGCTTACTAAAAATCGCTTGCAATTTTTTCGCGTAAGGACGAAGTTCTGCGGGAAGTTTCTTAGGATCACTGAAAGCAAGTTTGGTGATATCATCTACTTTATCGCCACCCTTGTCATTATCCTCATTACCTTCCTGATTTCCTTCATCCTCATTATCATCGGAAGAATCATCGTCAGATTGGTTATCATCCTCCTGCTGGTTCTTATTATCAGGAGTATCGTCACCCTTCTGATTATCTTCTCCATTTTCGACGAAGTTCACAACTATCTCCTAACGTTTAATTTCCTGTGAATGAGTAGATTTAAGTAATCTCTCATATTGAATTTTGTCTTTGATAAATACAGGTTCTGGAGTTAAGTTATTTACAACAATACCTCTAAACCCATCTTGTTTTACTAGATGTGAAATAGGGTCTTTTTCATAGTTTAACCGACGATCTCTAGTATTTTTCTTATGCTCTGATTCAAAATCTCTACGTGCATACATTCCACATTTACACCTGCGGCGGACCTCCCGTTTATAAGGTTTAGTGCGAAATACTTCTTCCTTGTGTCCGTTCGGGCATTTGAATACGTAAATCACTGTGGGGCTTCTCGCATTTAGGTTTACATTCACATTTCGGAGGTTCAGGGAGCGTAATAAAAGAATGGTGGCCGTCACAGCCGGTTAACCCAAAACAGATTAAAACAAATAGTGCTAAAATCCATTTCATTTCTTCCTCTTTTTCTCTTTTGATGCTTGGTCTAAAATACCCTTAGTAAACATTAATTGATCAATTAGATTCATACGTTGTGGATTACTCATATCAATATCTACAATATATCCAGGTCTATTTTTCTGTACATGAGCCAAAAATGGTTCATTCATTAATGCTAATTCTTTAATTACTTTTCTAGCTATTTTAGGATTTTTCTTAATTGCAGTCGCTGATGCTTTAGCTTCAATAACAAATTTTTTAGCTAATTCCTTAGGATTTATATTTTCTTTTACATTCCATCCAAGTTCCCCATCGGGCTCATAAATTTCTGGATACCATTTATATTCATCAACAATTTTTTTGATATCATTATTTTCTAATTGTTTTGCTCTATCTTCTAAATATTCATCAAATTTATTTGATGTAGGAGAATCAAAATCAAATTCTTCGTCAAACATACTTTTAATATCTGGAATTTCTTTTTCTCTTTCAATAAAAAATTTACCCAAGGCCGGATTACTTTGGGTAACATATTGTATTTTATCCAAAGTCCGACTTTTAAATTTATGTGCTACTTTATTATAGACATTTGTTGCAGAACCATTATTTATATCGTCCATTAAACTTCTACTATATTTTGTATTTTTTGTATATGCATCATCTAAAAGATTTTTTAATTGTTTATTACTAATATAATTCATATCAGGAGAACTTGGGATAAAATTATGTAAATAGGTTCTAGCAGCAAATGGTAAAGCTTCTCTAGCTGCAATTAATCCAGCTTCGGGTCCTGCCATAGTAACAGCCGTAGTAATAGGATGTTCTACTGCACCTTGAACAATACCCTTAGCAATATCAATAGGTAAGTCAAATCCTACTCTACGTGGATCAGCCATTTGTACAGCTAGTTGAGCTAGATTAGTAATATCTTCTGGTAAAGGTAAAGCTCCACGTAATTCACCTTTAAGACCTTCTAGAATATCACCCTTATATTCTGTTAATGGAGTAGCTCTACCTGTCTTAACCATAGATTTATATTTATCAAATAAACTTCTTCTTTCATATTTATCCATTAAGCGTAAACCTTCTCGGCTGTTCCGCCCTTACCTCCCGGTGTCCTAGGTGGCTTGGATTGCATCCCCCCTGACGCCTGCGCGCCCCGTACATCGCCGACCTTACGTTTACCTACGTCCGGCACGCGGGGAGTACCTTGAGGCTGTCCTTGAGCCCCTAATGCGTTCTCAGGCATTTGACCGCTTAAAATTTGCTTCATCATTAGTTCTTGAAGCATTTGAGCAATCTTAGGATTAAGATATTTCTCAGGTTCATCACTTAGGAAATCACGAGCATTCTCAAGTAATTCCTGAGAAAATTTCAACTGATTAAATACCATAGGATTCTGTTGAGCTACTGCATATAGTTGCATAAATCGTTCTAGCTTATTAGCTTTATTTACTGGAGTAGTAGAACCATATTTAAGATCAGCAATGAATTCTCTACGAATATCATCATCATTCTTATATTGACGCCAGAAGATTCCATCCTCTTCGCCAAGAATCTTAATAACATCTGCCTGAGTAAGATTCTTTAAACAAATCTGTAGTAACTTCTTAACTACCTTGCCAGCAAATTCATTAATACAATCAACTCGTTCTTCTACTCGAAATTGTGATTGAGTAGCTACAATCTGAGCTTCGGTAGCTGAATTAGCTCCACCCGAAGATTGTGATGCATAATTAGTAGTACCTAATACGTTCCAAATATCATCTTTAGTTCTTGATTCTGTAGCAAATACCTGAGGATCAATTGGTGCATCTTGAATTGGTCCAATAATAGAATCAATTGGATCGTCCGAATATTGCTGATCAATTTCTACAACTGATCCATCAATTCCATCCCGTAATGCTTTCTTACCATCTTCTGCTAAAGCAGACGATCTACTAAAATACTTCCGTTTGGATACCCGCTTAATATGATTCATCTGAGCACTACGAAGATTATTAAGTTCCAGCATTTGTGGTTCAGCTGGAGTAATATCAGATTCCGGATAAAATTCATCTGGTACTTCATTAAAGCGAAGCATATCATATGGATGATATCCAGAATCAGTATTTGTATAAGGTGAATCCTCTTCCATTAAATAATGCTCAGTAAAATCTTCTGCAATTAAACACATACGCTTATCTTTTTCATAATAAACATTATATAGAATTACATATTCTTCTTTATCACAATCTGGAAAATCCTTAGGATTAAAACTAGCTCCAACTAAACTACGAAGAAGATCATTGGCATTAGCCGAAGGTTTAAGACCACGGGTATTTAAATCTGGATCATCCATTACATCTTGATACGGAAGAATTAATTGTTCTGCAATCCAAGGTAATTCTTCTGGTCTCCGACTAAATGCTGGTACAATCATCTGCTTATAGGAAGTTCGTAAACACCAAGGAGTTTTCTTAGTAATCTTATAATTCATGAATACAGATTCATCTTCTTCTGTGTTCATACCAATAGCATCTAATAAATTATCAACAAGATTCTTAGAACTATCCGGTTGTGAATTATAAACTTTAAACTGATATTCCATTCCAGTCTTAATCCAAGCATGTCCGGTAAGAACTGCATCTAGAACACATAATTTAAATTCAGTTTTCATATCAAGTTCTTTGAGATAATAACGAAGTAGTTTCTGAATAGTAGCTACTCGTTTCGTTAAAATCTCAAACATTTCCGGATCACGTCTGCGGAATTTAACTTCAATATCTGGATTTTTAGAATAGACAGCGGGTACTACTACTCGAACGTGAGGATGCACTAAGTTAACTGCAACTTTATCCTCATACATTAAATCTTCGGGAGACCAGAATTTAGATTTAAGATAGTTAATATTTCGGTCCCAAGATTTCTCGTATTCTTGTCTCCAAGCCAAGGAGACATTCTTCTTTGCAAAGAAGGTACTAATCTCCTTTTCAATGTCTCTCTTAGGCATTTACTTTCCTTACATTAAAACTCCCAATTCTAGAATCAGCTTTGGGAGTCTTTAAACGGTTACGAATTGCCATAAAGGAATTCGATGGAATTCTCTTAAGAATCTTCATTACTCCAGGAACTTTAGCTAACTGAGGAATATAAGCTAAAGCATCCGGCCCATCATCATTTGCTACTTTAGGATATCTAGTGAATTCATCTAAGAGAATAGCCATGTCCCCCTTAAGATTATTAATATCTCCGTCTTTACAAACCCATTTAATAAGTCCAGCACGGAAATAAGGGACAAGACTTTTAATTCTCATTCTCTTAGTTACTTTAGTATCAGTTTTTAATTCAGTCATAGGGAGTCTATAACTCTTCATACTCCCTAACATTTTTACATAATTATAAAATGACTTCTGCCATGCTACTGTTTCAACGCCCATGCGAATAGGTTGCCATTTCTTTTGAATACGAAACATTTCTTCTACTGTATCATATTCATTAGCTTTCATCCTACTATGATCCATAATATACATCTGATAGTTTTCATCAACAGCTACAGTAGGAATAGCTAAGAAGTCTTTACCTTCTTCATCACGCATGGGATCAACTGCACAGTAAATATTTAGTTTACCATTACGCTTTCTAACTTCTTTGGCTAAAACATCTGGATCAATGCCTTGCATCCAACTACGCTTAAAGGTAGCGTTTTCATCATCAATTGGATTCAGGCGGTACTGACAACTAAAAATATATGGTCCCTGCTCTAAATACTGATCTGCAAGGAATTCAGCAGTTAAACGTTCAGGCCATAATAGATGTTCTTCTTCAATCTCACCATTCAGTAATTGTTCTGTTGAACCAATAAAAGAATCTCGTTTAAAAATTTTGTATCTAGGCTTACGTCCTTTATCTACTCTTTCTTTTTCCTTAGTTTCAATATAGTTATATAAATCTGCATAATGCCAAATAGTACCCGTGACGTCGACATAACCACCCGGATCAAGTAGAGAGAGTAATAACCTGTACCAACGAATAACTTTATCAATTTGTTCCTGACTAGTAATATTCTGCTCAGAGTGAGGATCATCAATCTTAATACGATCATAGTGCATACCTACTTTCGTAACATCAATACCAGCACAAGTAATAGTAGGTTCTTTTTTCCAGTGAGTGCGGGTACTGACAATGATCTCACCCTCAGTCCATTTATCTCCTTTTAAATCGCCGTAAAGAGATTTATAGATTTCGTTCTTTTCAATATGACCTTTAATCTCTGATAAGAACTTAACTGAGTTAGAATACTTCTCTGATGCTAATAGAATACGAATGTTAGGATTTTTAGTTACTTCTTGTAATGATCCAGCAATAGTACCAATTGTTGATTTAAGTGAACCACGGGGAGTAAGAGACAACTTGAACTTATAGTCTTTATCTTCAAGATGTCTACAGTAATCCCCGTGGAATCCATTTACTCCAGTTAAATCTTGATAGCCACAAATTTTCTTAGCAAAATAACGTAAATCCGAGAGCCCCCTACGCCGCATTTTCTCTTTCAAGAGACTTTGGAGATATTGCTTATCTGCGTCGATTTCTCGTTCTCTTAAAGTCTCTGGAACTGTGGACATAGGGAGCTCTTAATTAGAAGAAGGCGCTAATAGCTTTTTAGTTTGTTTCGCAATAGCGGCTTCAAGTTCACTGTCGGACATATGCTTCTCACCAGTATTATCTTCAAATGCAATAGTCTTCTTCATATCACCAGTCATTTCTAGATACTTCCAAGAATCCTTAATGTTACCACGTACAATACTACGATGGATATTACGGAAAGCATGAACTCTGACAAAAGAACGACGACGATCAATTTCCTTATCACACTCTCTAATAAATCTTGGTTGGTTTCGCCAATTGTTGATCGTCTCTAAACTAACACCAACATACTTAGCTACGTAATCATAAGTATAATTATGACTAAAATCAGTTAGTAAGTATACAGCTAATTTTTGTTTCTCGGTAAGAACCTTAGCATCTTCTTCCTTCTGTGCAGCGTAAATACTGAGAATAGTACGGAAGTCTCTATTTTCTTTAGCTTCTCGTAATCTCATTTTACGTTGCTTGTCAATCTTCTTCATGCGGTTACGATACCGCGGCATATCTTGAATTAGAGTCTTTCCCATTATTTGTTATCCAATCCTAGATGTCGGTTAATTCTCTCAATCTGTAAATCTTGATGATTGTTTTCATTTCTTAGTTCTAAGTGTTGTAGATCAGCTGCTGCTTTCATTTCATTAATTTCTGCTTTACTATATACTCCCTTAAGCGTTAAATTAATATTTTCTACTCTAGTGTCAATCGTACTTAAGCGTTTGTCCTGAAGTAAAAAGAAAATAACCAATGCAATGATAATACCGATAAATTGATACAACTGAGAAATAGTAAACTTAATTTGAGTTGTATTATCAATTGATGTTGGTTTATTTTCCATCCTACCTCCCGAGATCGCGAAGATAATCCATATTAAAATTGTGTCCCGGACAAGTCTTATCTTTATTGTAATCTCGATGCCCTACCCAATTTTCTACTGGAATATTAAATTCATCCGCCCAAGGGAGAATAACTCTTTTTAGTAAACAACTAAGCATATCTGGTTCTGGATAAGTAACATCGTAATTACCTACACAACATACGTGTAAAGCTACTTGGTTCATCTGACCCTGCGGGCACGCGGACGCAAATTGAGAAATAGGTCGTCCAAAAATAGCTTTAAACCTGTATCTATATAAATCTTTAGAGTTAGTAACTTTTTCAACAAGAGCATGATAACCAACATCACGCCACCCCATTGTTTCTATATGGTATTTTTCAATCGCTGCGGCTGATACTGTTTCACCATCACTAGTTAGTGAATGATGAACCATGATATGAGTTGGGATTCTCATTTATTTACCTAAAGAATATTCATCACCAATATTAATAGCTAATCGTTTAAGAGTAAGTAACTGAATGATACCTGCTTTAATTGGAATTTTATTGTAACTAGAATTAGGTTTGATAGCAAAGTCATGAACAAATCCATTGAGCTTCTTACCATTCTCTTCAAATACAGTTTCAGTAACTCGTGTTAAAATAAATCGCATCTTATTTAATCTTTCCCTGCGTAGGTTTAGAAGGTAATACAGGATTATTCATTGTATCAGTCTGAGAAGAAACTCCATTCTTATGAGCATTTTTCTTAGGTAAAAAAGGAATCTGCCCACCGCCACCTGATTTAGAACCAGAAGGAAGAATTCCACTAGTTCCAATTCCAGTCTTTTTAACTCCGCCACCTTTTTGCATGATAAATTCTCCACTGAGAAAGAGGGGTAGCTACCGGGTTCTCCCGGCACTCGAATTACAATAACCCTTACTGAAAGAAACTACCTAATGAATCTTCTTTTGTTTTTAGTAACCTGTTGCTCCGCAACAACTTAGAGACTTGAGAACTCAACAAGGGTGACATGCTTAGCCCTATATACGTATACATATAGTGACATAGAGTCTCCCGTGACAGGCTACAGCTATGGAGATTATGTTACTACGTAACCTAGAAATTACTACGTAATAAATAAAAAGATACTGAGAATAACCTTAGAATCTTAATTAATAATTCTTACTAAAAATAATTCTTAGAAAAATTATAGGTACTTAAAAATTATTCTAAGTATTAATTATTAAGTATCTATTCTAAGATTATTATTTCAATATTTTATAGTAATATACCGAGCGAAGCGAGGATTACAAATGTACTTAGTTATAATTTCACTTAGGTTATTTTAAAAGGGGTTATAGTAAAGTATCAATTTAGGGTTAATATTAATCTGATTAATATAGGAGGGTTGTAGGGAGGCGCAGCCCGACCGAATTAATTATTATCTCTTATATTAATTCATATTATTTCAATTCACATTAATTAGAATTACTATATTCTGAGAAAGATATATGAATTCGTATTCATTCGCATAGGGAACGATGCTCCCGAGGTTTACCCTGTCCCAAGTCCAAGGTTCAGCCTCCCGTCAGGGAGAGGCTAGACGAGGCTGCTAGGTGCCTTCCCGGGCCTGCCAGCATGGGCCTTCCCGGCTGCCCTTGGAGTATCCCGAAGTCATTTGAAATAACCCATTTTTCTTTGAAAATTTAAAGATTATGAGTGTAAGTTATTGTAATTAAATGTTTTAACCAAAAGTAAATTTTTAACTCGCTATCCCCTTGGGACCAAAGGACTTACAAAATAAACACTTCGTAGACAAAAATTCCCTTGACTATCTTGAAGTGCTTTGGTTCAATCGGTCTATCGCTCGCTGCAATGAGCCTTCGGGACGGACGCGGCGAGCACGACAGGCGGGGGGAAGGCCGAACGCGCAGACTCCGGAGTAACGGTAGCGCACGGCTCGCAAGGTAACGTTCCCTTGGTTCCTAGCGTCGCATTGGAGCGGCGCACCGGACAGCGGCCAGTCGCACAGGTCAGGGTCTACAAGTCCAAAAGTGAGGCGGGGAGTCTCACTGGAATGCAGACTCAAATGCACGGTTCAAACTCTTGAGCCTTTCAATCCCGGGAACCCTCGGGAATTGATTCCTGCAAATATGTCCCTGTAGCCAATAGCGCCGGGGGAAGGCATTGCAGGTCAGGACAGAATTAGAGTTTGATATAGCCAATGTGCGAGTCTAAGCCTTGACTTAAGCTCTAACACGACAGAATCCGCGAAAGCGTTACCTTTATGGTCAACGTTTCTCTTTGGTTCTCTTGGAATCTGTAGCTAGTACGCTAACCACGTACCCTAGTCCAAGAAGATTGAGAACGTTCTTTCGTTAGTCCTTCGGGAATTGGATTCCTACGATACTGAGCCATTATCAATCCGCCTATGCATTCGGAACAATCCCCGAGTGTTAATGCGAGCGGGGTATTGTCGCTGTAACTAAGTGGACGCCCTGCGATGACGTAAAAGCGGAATGAGCACCTACCCGAATTTAGCAAATTCGGCAGGCTAATAACCTGTGCTCTAATAAGCACTAATGATGCTACCCAACCTGCATATGGTTTAGTGCGCTAATTCCTAGGCAAATGTCCTATGGGATTACCAATAGGGTAAGCGGGAGTTAATCAAATGGCTAAGAATATCAAGAAGTCCGCCAAGGTTGCCAGCATGGTCACGGATGCCCCCAAGGCTCGCCGTGGGAAGCCGTCCAAGCCGGTGGGCGAGACTCCCCGGGAATGCTGGCAGCGGACGGTAGGCTCCAGCATCCACCGAATCCTCGTGGAGTTGAAGCGGCTCCGAAACAAGGCGAACAAGGTGAAGGCCGAGGATGCGGATAACAAGAATTTGAAGTCCGGATATTTCTACACCGAAGAGAATGTTGAAACCCTTTTCGGACACTTGGAAAACGGAATTGCCAAGACTCGCAAGGCTTTCAAGAACGGAACCAGCAAGGTCAAGACTCAGGTTCCTGACTATTTCGCCAAGTAATTCCGAAACAAAAGAGGGTAGCTAGTAAATAGTAATTAGATACGCAAGCTAAAATGAAAGCGTATAAATTACTATCTCTGCTAGCTACTCTCTTTCTACTTCTCAGAAAGGAAAGCTAATGCCTACTCGTAGACGTTATCACTTTCTAGTTTCTGGATCGGGAAGCTTTCCCTTTGATATGCTGCGATATGACGAATGCTGGCCTGCTACTCAAATCGCAGCCGAGAGAATTCTAGATAATCAGGGATATCGGGAAGTAGAAGTAATTTCATATTCCAAGGGTACTCCTGCCCGTTGGGAATCCTTTGGCTGGTCAATGGAGTTGGTTTCCTAGAAAGGAATTCCAATGCCCTATCTCTGTCTGTTCCTTCTTATCGGCCTTAGCATCGCCACAATTCCCCAAGGAAGGAAGTAACAGAAATGCGAATCACCAAGCGAAATAGAACGCGACGAAACCCTCCGCGATTCAATGTGAAGTGTGAATGCGGAAACAAGTGGCAGCGCAGAACCGATAAGGGAAATACGATCTGTCGTGGTTGTGGAGTTAGTGGACGTTTTCGTAAGCATACGATTACGCCCATCAAGTAGTTATTCTTTTCTCTTATGAGAAAGGAATTTTAGCTATAGCTATTAGACAAATACATTCCCAAAATAAATGGGATAGATTAATTGGGTTAATTCTTTGTATGATTATCATGGGAGGTATTTTTAATGCCATTCAAAACTGAGCTGATTTACGAAGGTGAGAATGGAAGTAAGAGTGTTACAATTAATCTAACGCCAGATGGCCTTGGTATTGACGAAAAGGATCGTGGTTGTAATTCAAAGGAAATGGAATATACACAAGGTCAAGGTTGGGATAATGATACTTTTGATACCTACCATATGGCAGTAGATTATGTCCATAACTGGTTAGGTATTTATTCTCCCGGAATTGCTACTTTAATTACTAGACTTAATGAAGGTAATAAATACGATTATTCAGGTATGGGAGATAGTGTTTACATTAAGGAGATTGAATAACTTAACGGGGCTATGGCGAAATTGGTAAACGCAGCGGACTTAAAATCCGCCGGAGAAATCCTTAAGGGTTCGAGTCCCTTTAGCCCCACCAATTTCAACTAGAGGTAATCATGAACAAGTATCTTGAAAAGGCTTTGTATTTCTATCTAAAGCTTAGTGTAGAATGTGAATTGTCTAATCATGTCCCTGGTGATCCTTTATATGGTAAGTATAAAAGAATTCTAACTGAGTTAGAATACTATTCTAGGAGTGAATAATGTCACTGAAAGTAAGTGATATTCCTCATAACTATGAACAAGCTCTAAAAATTACACTAGAGAAAAACTATACTAATATTAAAGTAGGTAGTAATGGTTCTCTCCAGTATAATTCAGACGAAACTATTTCTTTATGGTTATGGAATACTGAAATAGTTAGATTTTATAAAGATGGTAGACTTAAAATTGATGATGGTGGTTACAAAACAAGAACTACACGGAGTTGGATTAATTGGATCTTAGATTATGGATTAGAGGTGGTTAAGAAAAATAATAAGAATGTTTTGATTGTTGAACTTTATGAAGGCGACAAATTAGAATTTCAATTACCTATTACCCTCAAATACGTCTGGAGGAGATTGAATTAATATGCACGCTAGAGATATTCTCCCATTGGAAACTACAGTATCTGAGATCGCTGATGCTATCTGTGCTAGTAAATGTTATAACTGTAAGAAACCAGCAGGAGAATTTAGAAATAGTATTGCGGTAGGTGAATATCAAAGAAGCGGCATGTGCCAAGATTGCCAAGATAAGACTTTCTTAAATCCTAGTATTAATACTAGATATGTAAATGATTCTCTAACAGGGGAGAGAATTTTAGGAGAACTAAATAAAAATAACATTAGGCATCAGTTCCCTAGTGAAATGGAATGGTTTACTAGAAATAATTACAGAGATTAATATCCGCTAAGTGTCGATGCTGCAACAGGTTAAACGATTTGACTACAATCCCTTGACCCATTACTATGCCGCCCGCTTGGAGGAACCTATGCGAACAATTAAATTGAGTGATGCAATTTCACTAATTATTGATTCACAAACTGAAACTGTAACATTGGTTGGAAAAACTTTCTTTGATGCAGAAGAAGGTCCATTGATTGACGAGGTTCAAATTAGGATGCACAATGATACTTTCCTTAAATTGAAAGGAGTTTAATGTTACCTTTACTAGCCGCGGCAGTAGCTTGCACGTTGAAATGCACAATTCCATTTGAACAGGGTATACCCAATTACGAGAATGAAGATATTAAATACATTCACGTAGTTGGGTATAAGCGTTGTCCTTACTACGATGTATATCCTTTCAATTGGAGATTGTGTCAGTATCCCGATACTACATTTTCAGTAGGTAATGTAGAAGGTAGACAAGGACAAACAGTTATTCTACCCATTATTGTAAATTGGTATTATACAGTGTGGGTATATGTATTAGATGAAGTTTTTAATCGTAGTCCACCTAGTAATATGATTGGAGTCGGCATTCCTTAGACTGGAGATTGATTATATTCGTGAGGATATATCCCCACAAATCGTACCTTGTGGTCCTGAAATCTCCAGTCTATTTAATATAATCTGCCTAACTCTAACCAATGGAGGAAAGGATATGACGTGAGCCGCACTGTGGTAAAGCCAGAGTATATTTGTGATTACTGTAGTTTTGTTAATGAGGGAGGAATGGATACTTGTGAATATTGTGGAGGTAATTTCTGCAATGAGCACTTGCATCCTGACTTCCATGAATGTCTGGATAATCCAGATAAACTAAAGAAAGAGGTTAATCAAATGGCTACGAAGAAGAAGAATAAGAAGGCGGTTGTTGCTGCTCCGGCTCCTAAGAAGGTTGAAAAGAAGCGTGGCCGTCAGGCCGATCCGGAATTGAAGAAGCTTAAGGAATCGGGCGATACGGTTAACATTATCGTTCCGCTTTCTACTAAGATTGCTGGACGTGCAAAGGTTCTCGCACTTGCGAAGAATCGTACTCTTGCAGTCCTAGTTAACGAGCTAGTTACTAAGTGGACGATGGACCCGAAGAATAAGAAGGCAATCGCCGATATGATTCTCGGTGATGCTAACGAGGATGAAGAGGATACTTCCGAAGAGGAATCGGATAACGATAATGATTCCGAAGATGAAGAGGATTCGGATGACGAGGAAAGTGACGATGACGAGGATTCCGATGATGAAGATTCGGATGATGAAGATGACGATGATTCCGACGATGAAGATGACGACGATTAGTAATTAGTGTTGCTCTAGTAAAATAAATTATCAGGTTGAGATATTGAGAATAGGACACTTGATATCTTGTAAAACTCAGCGGTGAGTTAACCTGATAATTATATAATCTTAACGGGGGTGGGGAGTTAGATTGGGGGAGAATACTTTCTAACTCATTTAGTCGGGCGTTGTTTTACCCGATGTTAACCCACTCCCTTACTTTATTATCCAGCTTGGTTAGTATTTTATTACTTCTAAAACATAGAAGGAATCTCCGGCCGAGAGATAAAATACTATTTAGGTAACGTGGGGTTCCACAAGCTGGATATTTATTTCGGGAGAATAAAATGCTACCAGTATTGCAGTTTATCTTTCAAGACTTTATTCATTGGTTTGGATTTCTAATTCTTCTCTCAGCCATTCCCGCAGTCATTAATATCAAGAGGCGATAATGGACTCAGAAAACAAGGCTTGGGTTATTTGTACTGGAATGTTAGTAGTATTTCTTATTACTTTAGTTATTGCCAGTTTCTATACTAATCACACTCAAACCATGAATTACATCAATCATGGATATGAGAAAGTAACAATTAATGGTACAAACGAGCTTGTTTGGCACAAGGCTCGCGCTGTAGCACCTGACACCCTTCGCTAGTCCCTTGGTCAGGTCAGGCTTAGAACGAGGCTAGGACGCGACGCTAGACGCCTTGGCGAGCCTGCTAGGTAGCACCTTCCCCTACACTCAAACGAGGATAGGTTATGTCTTGGGATAAATTAGCAGAACAAATTACTAATGATCTTTTTAGTAGTGGTATTATTAAGCAGCTCATGAAGAAAAAGAGAACTTGTCTTTTGAGGTGATCTATGATTATTACCATGAAAGAATCTATTAGAATTCTTAAGAGTTTAGTTAAAGGTGGATTATCCCCAAGACAAATGCTTGATTTATCCGAAGAATTAGAATCAACAGATCATATGACAAGTAAACAATTGCAATCTGAACGATTTAAAAATACTGTATTAAAAGCTTTAGATGAATTAGATTATCGTATTTCAGATTGAGGAATAAATATGCCCATCAAACTTAAGTACCATCGTAAATCTGGGCTTTGGTTTTGGGATGCTGAATTACTTGGTAGACATTCAATTGGTTATGCTAGAACTAAAGCTATTGCTAAGAAAGCTGCTGAATCTGCATATGCTTTAATGAAGTCTAAAGTTAATGTTGAACCTGTTCCTACAATTAGACGACTGTGTGAATACTGTTTAATTGAAATTGAAAATGGAACAGTATGTGCTTCTTGTGCAACCATCAATGAAATGTCTTAAAGGAGAATCAAATGTCTGAGAATAACGTAGCTCCCACGAATAAGACTTACACCAAGCGTAAGCCAAAGGTGATCCATGAATATCCTGATTTGCCTCGGAATAATTCTCCTAAGTTTGCTAATACACACTTTAAGTGCCGTGTTATTGAATATCCTACTACGAAGGAATTACTTGATCTTAGGCACTACACTCTCAATGAAGGTTTTAGCACGATTGGGAATTCGTTTACTCTGGAACAGATGGAAGCTTTGGCTGAGATTCTACCTCATGCTATTCGTTTAATTAAGAATCGACGTATTCCTAATACTGCTGCTCCATTTAAGCAGGATCTTGAGGCAGTTAAAGAGACTAACTGCTAATGGAAAAGAAAAAGTTTGCTCTTATAGTTAGAATAGAAGAATTTAAAGAAGATACATTTTCTCTGCATCCTCCGGGCGTAGATAGATCATCTTCTTTTATTAAAAAATTTGAAGAATACGATTTAACTGAGGCTGAATTATTTGTAGCTGGATTTTTACAAAATGAAGTAACTAAATATCTTAAGAGGGTACCAGAATGATTACTCAATCGTTTGTTGAATCAGTAGATCATCAATCTGCCCCAAATGGAGAACTTAGAATCTGTTGTCCTTTTGAGGATGATACTGATTTTCATATGTATGTTAATCTAAATAAGAAAGTTTATTTCTGTCATAAATGTAATGCTAAGGGCAGAGTATTTAATAATTCAAATAATATTGATAGTTCTATTATTGAAAAATATAAACATACTTTAAATGCATATCAACCAGATAGAAAAATTGATACAACTAATTCAATGGATAGAATGATTGAGAAAAAGGAAATTAAAAACCTCCCACTTAATTTCCAGTTAAATATGATGGGTCGGCGATACTTAGAAGATAGAGGTTTTAGTTCTACTGATTTTCCTTTTACTCCAGTAAGCGGTGAGAGTGTAGATGGTAAGTTTAAAGATACAGTTATCTTTCCAATCTATCATAGCCCTAAAGTAGAAGAACATAAATTATTTGAACTTAAATACTACGTAGCACGTAGAATTACTGACCAGAAGCCGCGATATATTAACGCACCTTGGGAAAAGAAAGATACTCTTTATGTTTGTCCTATAATTAGTTATCCTGTAGTATTTATTACAGAAGGTATTTTTGATGCAGTATCTATTAATAAAGCTGGATACTATTCCATTAGTATTTTAGGTAAGCGAGCTACCACAGATCAATTAGAAAGAATTGTTAAAGAATATAAAGGTCAAGCATTAGTTATTTGTTTGGATCGTGATGCTTTTAGTGCAGCTGTTAAATTGAAATTAGAATTAGCACAAACATTTGTTGGTAACGGAATCCATTTATTAGTTTTACCCGATCAAAATGATCCCGCGGATATTCTTAGGAAGTCCGGACCTAAGACATTAAGAGGAATTCTCGATGACTTCCTTATTAAACATAGACTCATTAAGAAAACCTAATTGTACTTTATGTCCTAATTATGAACACGCAGAACATAGATGTTTAATGGGTGTGGGTCCAGCTAATCCCAAGATTCTTTTTCTAGGAGAAAATCCCGGTGAGGAAGAAGATAAACTTGGTGAACCCTTTGTTGGTAAAGCTGGAAAGATGTTTGATGCTATCCTTGGAAATGTTGGAATCAACAGAAAAGAAGTATTTATTACTAACACTACGAAGTGTTTTTTACTTGGTAATGTTAAACCTGATATTGATTCTATTGATGTATGTACAGGAACGTACCTAAGACAAGAACTTAAATTAGTTAAACCACAACTAATTATTTGTCTTGGAGCAATTGCAGCTAGAGCTTTACTTGGGCGACAAACTCAAATCAACAAAGCTCGCAACAAGATTTGGTATACTAAAGGTCCAATGCCAGAAGGTATTCCATTTATTGTTACCTACCATCCAGCTGCGACTTTCTACATGCAAGAAGCTTTAGGATTTATTAGAGACGATCTTCAATGGGCTCTTGAAATTGTAGAAGGAAAACCCCAAAGAAAAGAAACAAAAAGAAAATATAAGAAGGGTACTAGTATTTCTAAGATTAAATTTAAGAAATGGGTTGATCTAGATTTAGAAACAGATGGTCTTGATCCTTTCAAGAAAGGTAAGGAAATCCTTTCTATTCAGTTAAGCAACAAGGAAGGTTATGGATATTACTTTGATTGGTCCCCAAGGATCGCCACAGAAACCAGATTTCTTTTGGGTAATCCTAATCTTCATTTTAATGGTCATAACTTTAGCCACGATCTTAAATGGCTTCTTGCTAAGGCAGCTATCCCAATTCATAACTTAAAGATTAATGATACAATTCAAAATATTCATATGTTAGATGAAAATCTTCCTGAAAAGAATCTTGGTTTTTGTGCACAGACTTATGTGCATATGAGAGGACATAAGGATGATTTTAAAGATTTATCAAACTCTTATATCAAAGCACACAAAGACAAAGGGGAACCTATTGGAATTGCTAGAGAAAGACTGTGGGCGACAGCGTTTAGAGCAATTCCATTACGCACTAGAATTAATTATGGTTGTGGTGATGCTGATGCTACTGGTCGCCTTCGCCGCTATGCTTATCCAAGATTAAAAGAAGAAGGTTTACTGCCTCTCCATCGGCTTATGATGGAAACTACCAAGGTGTTTGTCGAGATTGAATTCAACGGCATCAAACTTGACTTAAATTACCATAGAGAATTAAAGAAAGAATATAAAAAGAAGATTAGAAAGATTGAGAAAAACCTAGATAGACTTAGTGGTTATGAAATGAATCATAGAAGTAATCCTCAGTTAGCTCAGTTAATCTTTAATAAGTTTCAATGTAAATCTAAGAGAGTTAGAGTTGGTAATAGGTATACTAACTTTACTACTGCTGATGCTGCACTTGAATTGATTCTGAAAGATAAACTTCCAGATAGAGTAAGGGCTTATATCACTGAGTTACGTACCTATCGGAAAGAATATAAACTTTATGGTACTTACATTAAAGGATTATATAGGTTTAACCGAAACGGGTTCGTCCATGCAAATTGGAACCTTACGGGTACAGATACTGGACGTTCTTCCTCCAATAATCCCAATAAACAAAACATCCCAAGAAACTCCATAATCAAAAAGTTATTCATCAGTAGATTTAGTGATGGAGAAATGGGACAAGTCGACGCTTCTCAAGGCGAGCTTAGAATCATGGCCCATGTGGCCAAAATTAAAAACATGATTCAGCATTTTAAAGAAGGGAGGGATATTCATAGTGCAACCGCGGCTGACGGAGAAGGAATTAAGATTAATCAAGTGTCTGAGGACGTTAGGTATAGATATAAACAAGCTAACTTCTCTATTGGATTTGGGTCTGGTCCTGAAACAGCGGCCGCAGAAATGGGAACAACTGTTGAAAACGCCGAACGGGTCATGGCTAATTGGAATCGAATTTATCCAGAATGGAGACAATACTGTAAAGACACCGAAGATTTTCTTAAAACTCATGGGTATGTAGAAACTATTTTCTATAGACGTAGACGGCTTACGTTACTTGAACCATATACCGCAGCGGGCAGAAAGATTGTCCGTCAAGCTATCAATGCAACAATTCAGGGTAGCTTGATTGATTATAATAGACTCTGTTTAGTTAAGTTAGCTAAACGAATCAGAAAGGAGAAACTACATAAAGAAATTCTAATTGTTGGTGAGGTACATGATTCGTTGGAGTTTGATTATCGGAAGAAGCATCGTCAATGGTTGTATGAAAACATCATTGACATTTACGAGAATCCAGATACCTCTAAGTTTGGGTTTAAGTTTAGAGTACCTATGAAAGTAGATTTTAAGTACGGCCCTAACCTAAAGGATATGGTAGAATATGGCAAGCTTTAAATCAATAAAAGATTATGAAATTACTGGGCATGGGGATCATGTAGTTATTGATAAATTAACTTGGAGTCATAATATTCATTTACCTTATGATATTCTAGCAGAAATCGTTAACCATCTAGTAGAAGAAAACTACATTGAATTTACCAGTAAGTTGGGAACGTGGTCTAAAGGGGAGGATAATTCGTAATGGCGCTCAAGTCAGATTTGGAAGCAATTAAGAAGGCATTTCAAAAGAATTCAGGTGGTACTAAGAAGGAAGATTATTTCAAGGTTCCTAATGAAGATGGTGGTAAGGCAATTGTACGTATTGCCGGGCCTTGGAGTAAGAAACAGGAACCAATGGTGCCTTGGTATAGTTTGTGTTTACATTACGGATTTAAGGCAGGTGGATATCCAATTGCTATTCCATGCTTGGAACGTAATCTAAATAATCCACATCATCAGGGTGCATGTCCTGTTTGTGATTTAGCTGCCGCGGCTAAGGAATCTGGAGATAAGGATTTAATCAAGAGACTTCTTACTTTTCCACATAACATTGGTGCTCAGTGGTTTAATTATTTCAATGTATTTATTCGGGAAGGCAAGAGCTACACTGGGCCTAAGATTCTTCCATATAGTGGTAAGTTAATTAAGCTGATTCGAGAGTGTGCTGAGGATGACGAGATTGGAGATATTACCGATCCAAATACTGGATTTGATATCGTTATCACTCGTTCTATTACTGGTAAGAAACACAGTTATTCCGAACGAGTCCGTCGGCAGTCTACTAAGATTAGTTATAATAGTAAGGATTTGCACCAGTTGGATAAGGTAATTCCTCGGTGGAGAACTTTAGAAGAAGTAGAGAAGTTACTGCGTGAGAATTACTTAGAAGAAATGCGGGAGCTTGGGTTAATTGAGAAGCCCAAGCGTAAGAAGGTTAAGCCAGTAGTTAAAAAGAAGAAGCGTATGGTAGTTGAAGAAGTAGATGACGATGATGATATTGATTATTCTGATATTGATGATTCTTATACTGAGGATGATGATTAGTCATGGCAACTGAAATTGAAATGTCAGATTATTTTGATAAACTATTAACAAGAAATAAACCAATTCCTAGATATCTTCCAGAATATTTAATCTATTATTTAATTAGTGATATTATTGATCTACAAAAAGAAATTAAACAACTTAGAGAAAGAATAAATCCTGAATAGGGAAAGGAATTCCCATGCTTGTCTTAGATCGAGCTATTGGTAAGCGAGTTCTTATTATCAATAAGAAAACAGGATTAACTGAATTAATCGTATGGCCAGAAAAGATTAATAATCAAGAAATTACTTTAGCTGTTTATTCTCATAAATTAGGTCGAGTTCACCATCCGAGGTTACTTAAGCAAGGTACTCCCTTCATTGAACTTAATGGAGATATTCATATTTCTTATGTAAAATATATGACCTATAAAAATATTCGATTAGGGTTTTTAGACAAACAAAAGAAATATGATATCCTCAGGGAGGAAATTAAGAATGCGGGACTACCATCCACTAATCAAGAAAATTCTCAAGAAACAGGTAAAGAAATCTGAACATGAACAGGCATCAAAAAAGATGGAGCTTGGAGTTTATAGAGCTTCACAAGTAGGAACCTGCGGCAGACTTCAACAGTATAGAGCTTTAGGTTATTCTGCAGAGAAAGAAAGTCCAGAGTTAATTGTTGGTATTTTTAATGATGGTAATATGCACCATGATGAAACTCGTAGATTAATGGGAGAGGTTGGAACACTTACCCATGTTGAACAAGGATTAACTAAACTATATAAATATAAAGGAGAATCATTTAGAATTACAGGTCATATTGATGGTAAGTGGAATGGTAAATTATTTGATATCAAGTCCATTGGTACCTATGGATTCAAATCTCTAAATAAAAACTTTCCAGAAGATTACATGCATTATATTTATCAGATTACTATTTATATGGATATGCTTGGTGATAAGGAAGCTATGTTTGTATTTAAGGATAAGAATACTGGAGAACTTAGAGTTATTGAAGTAGAATTTGATAAAGATGTTCTTAAGAAAGCATTACAAAAAGTTTATGAAGTTCATGTTGGGATTAAAGAGAATTTAAATATTGAAGATAAGAAGAAGCATAAGTTAATTATTCAACCATATAGTCCAAGTCATTACTATTGTAAAGGTTGTGTATTTAGACAGCATTGTCGTAATCAACCAATGGAAGGGAGGACTTGGAGTGAATAAGCGAAAGAAGAAAGTATTAGAAATTGTTCCAATTAATCAACAGTTTAGAACTTGGACTAGAGGAACTTCTTTCACGTTAGCTATGGGTAAGACTCAGGTAATGCAAATTATTGCAATTGACGTTTCTAAGAGATTTGGTGGAATTGGTTATGGTCATCCACTATTAAATAGATATGATATTGTAGCTTTACGTTCATTAGAGAATCGTGGATTAGTTCAGGATCATCCTAACTATATCAATTGGGAAGATTTAACTCCCGAAGAACGTCGGGAAAGAATGGCTAAGATTAATTTCTTACATGATAGGTATGTTCTTACTAAAGCTGGAGAGTTAACTATTGAATTACTTAAGCAAGCTGGTGTATATCAAGATCTTAAGGAAGAACTTATGTCTTACGAAATGTCTGAGAGTGGAAGTTATTATCATTTTTCATTAGGTGGATATAAGAGAAAGGTTAATCAATGAATAATTTTCTGTTGTTTGTTGCTTTCCTTAATATTGTAATTATCATTGGACTATTTTTTATCTATCAATTATTAAATAAAATTGCTATCTTTTTAGATACAATCTTAATTAGACTACGACAGGACATGGAAGCTATGGCTGCCCTAGAGGCTAGAGCTAGCGCCGCTGTCAATGCGTCTAGGGAGCGCGTGCAGCCTCTATCTAAGCCGGACTAGCACAAGGGACTTGTGAGGGGTCCAATGCCACGAGGACGGCCGCTAGGCAGCCGCAACAAAAAGAGTCCATTTACCGATCACTTAGTATTAGGACCAATTGCTAGTGATTATGTTTTAAATCTATTAACTAAACAACATTTAAATGGTGAAAAGCACAACGAACAAAGATGTCCTTACTGTAATCCCGCACAAATGGAGAACTATTATGGAGGAAACGCAAGCCGAGAAAGCTTATCAAAACCAAAGAGAAACTTTATTTGATTTAGCTCAACTAAGAAATAGAAAGGTAATGCTAACGGAAATTGGGTCGTGGTTAGAGGATAAGTTGAATACTGTTAATCAAGAATATAGTGTAGCTAAGAAGATGAAGTTTCATAAAGAAGTAATTAGACTCAAAGCAAGACGAGAAGCCTTGTTAGAAATGGCTGAGTATTTTCTAAGGAAAGTATAAATGAAATACGAACAAAGTAAATCCCCACAAGAAAGGGTATGGAATAGATGGTATCCCATTACAGTAACTAAGACTCTTAATTTTAATCCTAATTCAAATTATGCTTTAGTTCAAAAAGGAACTATTGGTTGGCCTATCTATAAGGTATATCAAATTATTAATAGACAAGATTGTACTGTTGATATTCAAGATGAAGTAGTTACCCTGAGTAAATCATACGCTAACCGAAGATTAATTGAACTGAGAAAAGGAGAATTGAAAAATGAAGGCAGGACAGTTAGTAATTCAGAAGAATGAATTTGAAGGACCGATGGAGAATGCTGCGTTTCCTTGGGTAGTATTGAAGATGATTAAGACTAGTAGTGCCAAGTTAACTGAAAAGAACGTAGAGTTACCCCAAAGGGATCAAAATCCGGAAGGTGTAGCTAAGTTGGTTTCGCATCATTTAACCAAGGCAGATGCTAATAAGAAGGTTAAGAAGCTTATCGCTAAAGCTAACAAGAAGGCAGCCTGAAACTATTTCTCCCCACAGGGGTAACAATGCCGACAACCAACGGATTGAGTTTGGAAAGCAGAGTATTATCTCTGTTAAGAAATAGGGATGTTTGGTTGGATTATTCAGGTAGAATTAAAGAGCATCTATTTGAAGTACCTATGAATAAGAAGTTATATAAGCTTATTGCTTACTACCATAAGAATATCAGGGGGAAGAAGTTAGCTCCTATTTCTTCTCTCTTTGCTATGGTGGATACTAGAATTAAAGATACAGAAAGACCTAAGTATATTGAAGCTATTCGTCAGATTAAGAAATACCAGTTAACTGATAAGTCTATTGCTGATGATACTCTCCGCAGATTTGCTAAGAAACAATTAGTAAGACTCATGTTAACTGATGCTATCAATTCAATGGATAGAGAAGATTCTGTCGATGTTGAAAGATTAAGGAGTCATTTAGATGAAGCACTTATGGTTGATTCCGCCGACATTCTTGATACTGCGTATGACTATTTTACTAATCCGCTCCAAAGACTTGAACAAGATAAAAATGAATTACGAATTGCTACTGGTTTATCTAATGAACTTGATATGTCTATACATCGTGGTCTTGCGGCTGGAGAAATTGGAATCATTGTTGCGCCTACAAAAGTAGGTAAGACTAACTTACTTCTTAACTTATCCCACAATGCAGTTAAGCAGGGAGTTAAAGTAGTTTATCTAACTCTTGAATTATCTTATAAGAAGATTGCCGGTAGGTTCGATCAGATTGTATCTAATAAATCATATGAAGATTTAGAGGATACTCCTAAGGCTATCCTAAAAGCACAGAGAAGATTAGCTAGTTACGGTGGGGGTTTCTTAATTAAGGACTCTACTGCAAATAAGATGAGTCCTAATGAGTTAGGAGTTTACCTTGAGAGACTTAGAAAAACCTACGATTTTGGTCTTATTATGGTGGACCAGATTGATCTTATGTATAGCCCAAAAGAATATAAAGAACGAAGGCATGAGTTATCAAGTATTGTTATCGCTCTTAGACGCCTTGGTTCTACATTTGGAGTACCTATCTGGTCAGCTTCTCAGGCAACCCGAAAAGCTGGAGCAGAAGGTGAAACAAAATTGTGGGATATCGCTGAGGATATTGGAAAGGCAAATTGGGCTGACGTCATTATCACTCTTTCCCAAGATGAAGAAGATAAAGAAGATAGTTACATGAAGCTTAGTGTAGCTGGAAATAGAATTGGTGCCGGTAATCCTATTATCCATCTAAACGTCAACCGTGAAACTCTCCGAATCAAGGAGATTGGAAAGAAGCCTACTCGTGAAAGTACGGATTAGTTATCAAGCTACTGCTCCAACAAAAGAAGATAATGGAGTAACAGAAGCTGTAATTACTTGTGGTTATTATGATGAAGGAGAAGAAGCTGCTAGGTTTTATCATAGATACGAAGATGAACGCCCATTTCGTGTAATTAAAACGTGGTATGAAATTGAAGTACTGGAGTTCTAATGTTTGGGATTGATATTGGTATCACGCTCTCGTCGATTAGTTGTGTAACTAAGAAAGATAATGTCTTAGATTACAGACTCTTATTTGGTGATACTAAGAATCAAGATCAGTGGACTAGAGCTAAGCATATGGCTGATGCTATTGTAGATTCTATCCGAGATATTCATAAATCCCATCCAGATAGAATCATTGAACCTTGGATTACTATTGAAGAACCAGTAAGCTCCTATAGGTCTAATGCTAAATCTCAGGCTACTATGGTCATGCTTTACACCATGATCCGCCGGAAGCTAGAAGCTAATCAATATTATATTGTTTCTATTCATCCTCTAA